GCAGTATAGTTGTACCACTTGCCGCCCTGCTGGGTGGCGACGACCTTGATGCCGTAGTCCTCTTCGACCGCCTGCGGGCTCATGCCGTAGGTATAGAGAGCCCAGTCTAGTCGGCTGAAGTCGGACATGCCGAAGCCGAGGTACAGGTTCTCTGGGGTCTGGACGATGCGGATGCGAGGAAGTTTTGCCTCGGCATCCCAGTAGATCTTGCCTGCGGTGTAACCGTAGAGGGACTTGATGAAGCAGGCATCTTCGAGCATGAGATCAAACTCATTCTCTTCTGCCCATCGGAAGAAGAGTCGCTCGGCATCAGCCGCAGCATCACGGTCCTCTGGGGCCTCACCGGCAGGGACGTAGTTGATAACCGGCATAACGGCTTGGAGCGATGCCGGGATGTTGACGTAGGCGGCGTGCACGTTGACCGAGACGTGTGCTCGTCCCGCCGTGCGTGCCGTGGCGTCATCGGCCCAGTGGTCAGGACCACCGATGGTGATGACGTTCGGGTGATAGAGATTGTCGAAGCGTCGGAACAGTGCTCGGAGTCGGTTCTGCTCTGGCTCTGCCGTCTGCTTTCGCATCAGCACTTCGCCGTAGAGCAGGTAGTTCTCGTCCTGTTCGGCCGGGATGTTCTGCATCGACAGCGACGTCTCAAGCAACTTGACCGATACGGCCTGAGCCTCAGTCAACTTATTGACATCGAGTTTCTGGAATCGCTTGGCAAGCGGCTTGCCCTGTCCGCCAGCGGAGGAGTTAACACGGGTAGGGCTAGTAGCAATAGCGGGGCCAGTAGCAGCAATGCCGCTGGTCGCCCCGGCTGGGGCTCGACGGGAGGAAGCGCCGGAAACCCCAGCCGGGGACGTAGAAGTCTTAAGTGGCGCACCACCGCCGAGCGGTTCATAAACACGCTCTCCGCGGCCAATTCGCTTGGCCTTATCAACAGCCTTGCCGATAGAGGCAATCTGTGCTGGAGTCGCTACATCAGGGTCAGTGGTGTACTGTCCTGGAATTGCTCGTGTCCCCTGAAATGCGCGGGGAACGCCTCGTACCTTAGCCATCAATCACTCGCTCCATAATAGGTGAACACCGGGTCTTGCACTGGCTTCTCCGGGTTCCTTGCCGCGTACCATACAGCGAGGGCTAATGCCATCACCGCGTCTGTTTCTAGTTTCTTATCGTTCAACTTGTATGAAAGCAACTGCCTTCGAAGATCGTCCCACGGTTGCCCGCGAGGGATGACCAATGTGCCGTGATCCATCATCGCCTTTAGCGTCGAAAGCAAGGCCAACTTCTTGGACTTGGTTCCACCAAAGTCATAGCCACGGAGTGGCTTGATCACGTTAAATTCTTGACGGAACAGGCGTCCTCCGAGCCCAGTCTCGTCTACAATAGTGGTGCAGAATGCTCCATCCTGCTGGTACAAGAGAGAGTTCTCTCGTACCATGTTTACCACGGCTGGAATAGTTTGCTTTCCAGATCGTCTTCGTGCTCGTACTCCCACGATTCTGTTGCGGTCTGTGTAATCGAGTACGACTGTCCATGTAGCGTCAGAAGAAATACCGGGGTCACATCCCTGAACGTACCGATGTCCTTTTTGTGGCGGAACATCCCCACTAGCGTCAGGATCAAAGGTTCCTTCGACTGACTGTGATGCGAAGTAGGAGTCCCGCGCTTCGATGAAGAATCCGTCGACGTTTTGCGGGATGAGGTATTCCGCTTGCTGCCTGACGATTGCTTCGAAGTTGGTGGCGTCAAGTCCGTATCCAACATTGTCGCGGGTTGAAAGTCTGAAAGAAATGAACTGAGAGTCACGGTTGGGATTGTCGGGGTTTCCCATTTCCCAGAGGTCGGAGTAGTCTCCGATTCCTTCTGTCGGGGTCCCGATGAAGTGGAGCGGACCTCCCGTCGAGAGCCGTCGGAGGTTGAGGACCTCTTGGTAGATCTCCACCAAGTGTGGCTCGAATGCCGCCTCGTCGAACGAGATCCCATTCATGTCCTTCCCGAGAAGCGATTTCGCCTTCTCCTGAGTCGTTCGGAAGTGGATACTTGCTCCGCCCATTAGCGGGTGAAACTTAATCCAAAGATACTCACCGCGATACTTCTTATCAAGCGTTGCGATGTCTCCTAGTTCCTTCGAAAGGGGGCATCCCTTACCCTTTTGTGCCGCGTGATTTCCGGCAAGCATTGCCGAGATTTCTCGGTGAACGAGTTCTGCGGTCTCTTGCTGGATCCCTACGTGGTACCAGTCGTACGGGGCGTTTGACCATCGTCGTGCATCCGAGGGATCGTCATGTTTCGGCTGCTGAATTCCCATTTTGTACAAGGCGTGGTGAATGCAGACGACCGCCATCGCCAGCGTTTTCCCTGCACGATTGCCGGCTGATACGACGGTCGTGAGGTATTTTGGCCGAAACCCCGTGTCATCGCGTTCTGCGCAGGCGTTCCACCATGCCACTTGCCCGGGATTTCCCTTGATACCAAGCCAGCGTTCAGCAAAGAACTCGATGTTATCGCGGCCGAGAGCCAGATCTCGTGCAATTTCATTTTGCAGAGGGCTTCCCCTTATTCCGGCTGCTAATTGCTGCGGCCTTCCTCTTGGCGTCAGCCTTGCTGCTTGCGCCCCACGCTTGGAGACTTAGCAGCAGTCGGGTCGGTCGACCCTTCTCGTCACGCTCTGGTCCGGGAGTACCGCCCATGCGAGCAAGGAATGATGCGCGTCGTGGGTTGTCCCCACTCTTGACAGGAGCCTTAAGCGTCCCGCCAGTCTGCGCTTTGTAGGATGCGCGGCCCTTGGCATTGAGACCACCCTTTGGGTTCTGTCCCTCTTTCCGTTGCCACGCTGCGGTCTTAGGCATCACTTCACCTCGTTGTGGTAATACATGCTCCCCTTGAGGAGTTTGATGGATTGGGTGACGGCGGCAATCTTGTTGATGAAGGTGCCGTCCGCCTCGTAGTGTCGGTCGGTATATCCAGCCTTGCGGGCTACGTCGACCTTGACGATGTAGTTGCCAGAGGTAGAACTGTTGGCAGAGAACCTGGGGGTCTGGTCTTTAGACCAACCGCAGTATACCACATCACTGCCCAACTCTGCAAGCCACATCATCTCGGCGATATAGTGTGGGTCATAGGAGTCGTCGTGGTTGAACCACCCGATATAGTCGCAGGTAGCCAGATCAAGCCCTTTGGCCCGTTTGGCATGTCCCCAGTCGTTGAGATTTGGCTCAGCGTAGAAGGTCACCCCGGTATGCTTCTTTCGGACCTCTTCAAGGTTGATGTCGCTCGCCAGGACGATGACTTCGTCCGGCTTTCTACTCTGCGCGAAGATCGAGGTTATCGTGCGTTCCATCCCCGCTGCATCCGCATGAGCAGTCACAATTGCTGTGAACGTTGCCAATGACCCTCCCAATGATATCGCTAGTTGAAATACCACCCGTATACGGAACATAGAGCATCTGAATCGCTCGATCCTGGAGCCACTGGTCTGTGATTCCAAGTTGGTTGAGAAGGGCTTCCCCTGCCCAGTCGTCCCCGTGGGCGATGTAGGCGATCTCTCGGTCGGTGATTCGGTCAATCGTCAGTCCGCTATTCTCGTCGCCAATGTTGACGCAGACATCATCCACGTACTTGCATCCTGACAGAGCCTCCATTCGCTCTCCGAGCGACAGGATCGGTTCTCGCTTGTAGCGGGAAGCAAAGTCGTCAGTGTTTAGGGAAACGATTACCGGACCGTACTCTCGGCACTGCTCAAGAAACTTCATGTGTCCGTAGTGGAAGAGATCGAACGTCCCTCCAACGTAGACCCACTCGTTCTTCATGATGCCTCTGCCACTTCGTGGACGGGCTTGGCCTCGATGACTTCGTAGGTTGTAGATACCCCTCCTAGGATCTGGGCAAGCGAGACGACAAGGTCGCGGTCTGCGGTCTTATCGTTTCGTTTATCCAGCATCTCCTGTGCCCGAAGGCCCTCAGAGAGTGACGGCGTCATGCTGCCGGACTCTACCTCGGAGAAGACGTAATCCCTCACGAGGGTGGCAAGGTCGCGGTGCGGGGCCTTGATGGTCCGCTGCGCCTGCTCCATCTTCTTCACGGCGGCAATGCGAGCCGTCTCGTGAGGGGTCGTCAGATGTTCACGCTTGTGCTTGCCGAGCGTGTTTCGGCTGATGTAGTATCCTTCATCCTTGAGCCACAGCGAGATCTTCAGGTCGGCCATGCCTTCCTTCATCCTCTTGTTAATCAACTCAACAATTGGACTTCTACATACGTGGCACCCAGTTAGAACTGGAGCAAGGTCGGATACGTTCACTTAGATGTCAAACTGCTTGTCTGCCGCAGCCTTATCTTCAGGGGACTTCTCCTTGATCCCGAACGCGCTGTTCTTTGGGTCAAGGAACTTGATGAGTACCTGAAGGCCTGATGCTAGTCCCGCGGAAAGCACTGTCCTAAAATCTCCCCCAGTGATGTCGAGTAGGGGGATTCCGAGACCGAGTGCAACTGAGATTGAAACCGTAATAAAGGTACGGCCAAACTCAATGAGGGCCTCGTCTACGCCCGTGTTGTCAATAACCCAGCGGATGCCCGCCTTGATGTCGCTATACATTGAGACTCCTTACTTCCATTCCACGATGGCAACGTGCTTGTAAGCCGCGTTGCCCGTGATCTTCTTCTTGCTTGCAGCGATCTGCTTGAGTTGATCCTCCGTTACAACGACGCCGAACTTTTCCTTACCCTTGCCCGAACGCGTGGGGCATGCCCACTGCCATCCGTCAACGGCATCCCACCCACCGGAAGTCATGTGTCCATATCCCTGAGAAATGTGCTTTTTATCTTTCTTAATCCAGTAGTTCTGCCACTTCTTATGCCATTCGCTGATCTCCACGGCTGGGTAGTCCACAGCCTGCTGGACCCAGATGATGAGTCCGGCACCGCGATGTGCGGAAATGACGACGTCATCCCACGACTTGGCGTATCGCGCCTTGGCACCAAGTTCCTTGGCTGTCTTAATCAGGTCGCCGAGGGAGGAGCCATTGTCGCTCACGCCCTCTTTCTCCACGAATCCTGTTGCTTTCGCCTTTGCCTTGATGCCATCTCCAGCGGACGGGTCAACGGTATACTTGGACGCCCACGCGACGGCGGCTGCCGTACTAGAAGGACCGCAATCGTCGAGGATTCCGCCCTTCTCTACGTGATCCAGTTGCGACTTGACTTTGAACTTCATGTTATTCCTTCCAGCGTAGTGGCCCAGTGACGAGCCATCCAATTGTGAGGAGAACGAATAGTGTTGCCATCGTGGTCTGCGTCTGCCCCTCTGGCAGAACAACTACGGCAAAGAGGAGACCGAGGATGGTCCACGCTCCACCAATAAGATCAAGAATGATATTTTTAAACACGGCGGGTTTCCTTTCGGCTGCTACGGGGTTTGCCCATTCCATCGCCGCCACCCCCACCACCACCACCTCCGCCGCCGCTGGGTGTGCCACCCATTGATCGGACCGCTGATGCTGCCGCTGAACTAGCAATCTGACTTGCGACAATTGCCGCCGCGACTGGCTGCGCTTCTTCTTTTTCTTCTACGTCGAGATCGTTACCAATCTCTGTGATTGCCGCGAGGTTATCAAAAACCTCTGCAACTGCTTCTGCCGCTGCCTCGGCTGCTTCCCCAAACGCTTCCGCAACTGCCTCAACGGCCTCGTCTACACTTGGCAGTTCGTCAGTTGGCTCAGGAGAAGGGTCAATGCTAGGCTCAGGCTCAGGACTAGGCTCGTCAGTAGGATCAGGACTCGGCTCAGGTTCCTCTGAAGGCTCTGGCTCGGGCGTCTCTTCGGGCTCGGGAGTCGGCTCTGGTTCTTCACTTGGCTCCGGCTCTACCGAGGGCTCAGGTTCTGGAGTCGGTTCAGGAGTTGGATCAGGAGTTGGCTCTGGCGTAGGCTCTTGAGTCGGCTCAGGCGTCGGAGTAGGTTCCGGCGTCGGCGTCGGTTCGGGCGTAGGCTCTGGCGTTGGGCTCGGCTCTGGAGTTGGATCAATGGACGGCTCCGGCGTTGGTGTGGGCGTTGGCGCTGGGCCTACGACCCACGTGGTGTTGCTGATTTGTAGGAATCCTGCACCACAGCATGAATCTATGGAGAGAATCCTAAATCCGAAAACTCCTCCGGAGGTGATGTATCCTTCAGATGTTCCGCTTGCCTGTTGCGTATGATTTGCTAGATCGTACCATACGCCATCCCAACTAACTTGCGGCCTATCGTAGTAGGCCCCGTCAGTAGTCCAGTAAGACCAGTTAAACGATACGGTCTCGCCAGTTGATGAATCTGTTGTCAAGCCGGTAACCGTGTTGTTCCATGGGTACCCTGGCCCTGCGTTGTTGGATCCTTGAATTAGGATGGTCCCATCGGTTAGTGTGATGGTCCCGTTGCTGTCGATCTGCTGGTCCCACTCGTCCGTGTCCTCAAGGGCGAGTGCGCCCACCGGGGAGAGGAGCAGTGTCAAGGCTAAAATGGCTGCAAGCCTTACCACAATTGTCTCCTTTCTACATTAGCATCCGCAGTCCTGTTCGATATCCTCCATCCCCATTACTTAATAAATCTTGTGCTCAACTGTCGAATAATGCCGTCAATCTCCGTGATCTTGTCGCTCTCTGTTTGTCCAGAAAGGGAGATACCGTAGGCAATGAGGTCTCGGTCAGCCTTTAGTGCATTGATAATATCAACAGCATCCTGATCTTCAATTTTTTGTGAAAATGCTCTTACAAGTTGATATGTATCTGAAAAATCAGAAATCTCTTGATTCCTTACCGAAACACCCTTACCCTTAATTTCTATG